TGTGTATAGAACTCAGGTATTTGACTCTGTACTATCAAGATCCGAACTAATGAGGCAAAAGGATGTAGGTTCATCAGTGCTTACAGCGTTCTTGTCCGAACCAACTAAAACTTTGTCGCTGTTTATTACTAATACGCAAATTGCAAAGCAGATGTATGATGAGGGCAATGTATCAGAAGCTAGAAAGCTAGTCGCAAAACAATTTGGTTGGTTCATATCGTCGGCGGCAGCAATGGCGGTTATGAAATCTGTTTATGACGCTATGATAAGACACATTGCAGACGATGATAAAAAGGACAAGAATTTTGTTGAACGATTCTTTGATGCGCTTCTAGGGGAAAACAAACTCCATACAGACGGAAATCTGTTTGGGGAACTAAATCCTATAGCTATGCTACCTGTAGGGAAAGATATCCAGTCAGCACTACAAGGATATACCCCATCAAGACTAGATATGTCCCTATTTGTAAAAATTAGTGACGCATACAAGGCGTGTATAGATCCTAAAAATAGTCTAGTTACAAAACTTGAAAAAGTTGCTAACGCAGCAGGTGTATTCTTTGGGCTTCCTGTGGACGTAGTCTATAGGGATTTGAAGGGCTCATTTGTATATTTGGCATCGATACACGACTTTTTCACTGGTGCAAATACAAAGCAAGATTTACTAATGGACTTCTCGAAGATTGAGAAAACATACAAGGGTAATAAAGGTTACTTTAAAAGCGTTGCGACCGACTCCGAAAAGTACGATAGCGAAACGAGAGAAAAGGCAGCTAAATACATTCTTGAAAACGATAAAGAATACACAAGAGAGAGAATCGATAAAGAAACGATTAATCGCATTAAGAGAAACCATAATGATGAAATGGATAACTTTATCAAGAAAGGCAAGAATGAAGAGGCTGAAAAACTTGCAAAGAGTCTTGCAGCGAGAAATAGCATGTTAGATGCAGAGGAGTATTTGCAGCAGCGTATTAATAAGGTGAAGACTGATCAATTGAAGAAGATTGAAAATGCCCTCATGAAAGGTAACGTTGAAGAGGCTGAAAAGTTTGCAAACAAATTTAACAAGATGAATATCAATGTTCAAGGCGAGCAGTACACCTCTGATGTGGCTATGGAAAAATCGAAAGAGTGGATACGAAAGGAATATCTCAAAGAGGTTATTGATGGTTTAAAAGCTCAAAATAACTTAAAGGTTGAAAAACAACTCGCAAAGATAGAACGCATAGACCCAACAAATACCGATTTTCAGCGTGAAGAGGTGCTGTATAGTGCAAAACAAAGCATAAGATATAGCTACTATCCATATATCAACAAGGCTCTTGCTCGTGGAGACATTGAAACGGCAAGAGTATATGCGCAGAAAATAGAAGCTCTCTATCCAGGAGACCGCAAGTATACCGCAGATGCTGTCATTAAAAGGAGCTATAAATACGCTACAAGGAATAAAAGGAAGAAGAAAAGAAGGTAGATTTTGAGGCTGTCGAAATGACAGCCTCATTTCTTTTAAAATTAATAAAGCAGAATTTATAGAAAGTGTAGGAGGCACATATGGATAAAAACAAAAGAACTAAGCTAAGAGATGGTATTGCAATGATCATCACAGGTGTAATCGCTGTACTAATGGTATTTGGGGTTAATGTCCCAGTAATTAGCGACACAGTGATAGGTAAGGTAGCATATGTAATTGCATTTGCGATATCGTATGCGGTGAATCATTACTTCAATCACAACTACAGTGAAGAGGCGAAGCAATCACAAGAGTTGCTGGATTACTTAAAGGAAGCTAAAAAAATAAACGAATACGTACAGCATGTTGATAACTATGTAAATAAACAGCCTGTCATAGAGGCAAATACAAATGAAGAGGTTATCAACGAGGAAAAGACAAGCGAAGATAACGAGGATGAAGAGGAAAGCGAGGCGAAAGGCTAATGGCAACAAGACAGCAGTTCGTACAGACGGCAGTTAGTTATCTCGGAGCGGTTAGAGGTTCAGCTAAACATCGCCGCCTTATCGATATTTTTAACCAGCATAAACCAGATGGCTGGCCAATGAACTATGTTGCACCGTGGTGCGCTGCGTCTGTGTCCGCTTGGGCATACGAGTTAGGAATTGGAAATCTAATCCCGGTCAGCGCAAATTGTGGAACAATGGTTTCTAAAGCTAAGCAGATGGGCATATGGCTTGAAAGCGATTCATACACTCCGAGTCCTGGAGATCTAATCCTGTATGATTGGCAGGATTCCGGATATGGCGATAACGTAGGTGGACCAGACCATGTAGGCGTGGTCGTATCTGTTGGTGGCGGAATGATTACCGTTATTGAAGGAAACAAGGGTGCAGCGTCCGTTGTGGGATATAGAAGCGTACCTATCAACGGCAGATATATAAGAGGGTTTGTGAGACCGAATTTTGATGGAGTAAGCACAGCACCGCAAAGCGCTAGCTCTGGAGACTATGGGCTATATCATGTTAATTCGTCTGTTGGTCTTAATGTAAGAAAAGGACCCGGAACAAACTATGCTAGGATAACTACATTATCGAATGGCACGCCGCTTCGAATTGTAGAAATGAGCGGCAACTGGGGTAGATCCGTAGGAGCTGGTGGATGGGTTTGTATGGATTATCTCACGAAATCAGGAGCAACATCAGCGCCTACATATACACCTAGTAACACGAGCGCATATGCCGCAGGTAGAACGTACCAATTAATTTCTGATATGCGCGTAAGAACTGGTCCAGGAACAGGATATAGGCAGCGAGCATATTCCGAGTTGACCGCAGACGGAAAGAGACACGCACTCGCTGGAAGCCTAGCTTGCTTGCGTGCAGGTACCCAGATAACCTGTTTAGAAATGCGAGGAGATTGGATGCGAATTCCATCAGGATGGATTTGCGCTCGCCAGGGAAGTAAGGTGTATATCAAATGATGATAACAGCATGTAACTCTGCGATGAGTACCATTATTAACTTGCTTATTGGAGCAATTGTCGGCATGTTAGGTGGGTACATAAGGTACTTGATAAAAAAACAAAAAGAGGAAAATGTTATTAACGAGTGCCTTGTAAAAGGTGTGATGTGGCTTCTCCACGACATACTCGAACCTGTATGTGATGAGGTTATAAATCGCGGCTTTGCATATTTGGATGAATACGAGAATTTAAAATCGCAATTTGAAATATACGAAGGTTTAGGCGGAAAAAACGGAATCAAACAAAGAATGACAATCATAGAAATGCTCCCCAAAAAACCAAGGGGATGTGAATTAGAACGTATTTGATAAAACGTGTTGCAAAAATCAACGCAAATATTGAAAAATGCACGATTCAGAATTAACTCGTAATGAAGTGGTTGCGAGTTCGATTCTCGCCAGCAGCTCCAAAAGTAAAAGCCTTGTAAATGCTGTAATTTCAAGCATGTATAAGGCTTTTTTATTTAAGTAAAAGGCAATAAATAATATGGCTAATGGTCTAAATTGGCACGAATTGGCATATGAAATGTTGCACCCAATGTTGCACCTTACACTTTGCCGTAGTTGAAACAAGAAAAAATATAATATATAATCACCATCGAACGTACATAGATGACCTTTGGGCTCTATGTCTAATTTAGGACTGGGCAGTGTGATGCCCTACCCACATATACCCATGAATATGTGGTTCTGCGCCGCCTACAAGCTAGCACACACAGGCGGTAGCAAGATAATAACGGTAGCCAGGGACGAGAAATTGCCCACAGCACACCTTTATTATATAGCGTTTATAGTAGTAGTCGCTGCACTGATCAGCAGGCGGATGAGGCTATAAACTTAATAGCACCTAGCGATAAGACGCTCGCGGAATGCCAGCGCTGTAAGTCTAGGAAAGGCCAGAGAGAACCGTACTGATTGCGGTTGAGAGATGCTTCCGCTATGGTGGCATCTTTTACTTTATAAAAGCAACTATTGAAATAATCAATAGCAAGAAATTTAAAATTGATGATATAATTAACTGATAAAAAAAGGAAGGAGGCATGTAATATGTTAAAAGCTATAGATGTTGCTAATTTCTTTATTTATCTATTAAGCGATAAAGAAGATGAAGAAAACGATTTAACAAATATGAAGCTTAATAAGCTTACATATTATGCACAAGGCCAGTTCCTAAAAACAAACGGAAAACCTTTATTCTCAGAAGGTATAGAGGCGTGGATACACGGTCCAGTAGTCCCTTCGGTTTATTGCGAATTTAAAGAAAACAAAAATAATCCTATAAAAGACTTTAGCGGTGATTTTGATATATCTAAATACACTGACGAAGAAAAAGAAGTAATGCTCGATGTAGCTCTTGATAAAGGCAGGTACAGTGCAACCACGTTAAGAAACATGACGCACAAACTAGGGGGACCATGGGCACAATGCTATAACGGAAATCTACACGTAGCTATACCGAACGAACTAATAAAGGAGTATTTCTGCAAGCATGATGTTTTAGAACACTTAGAGTTAGATTTATCGGATTGCGAGGTAATCGGGCATAGAAATGATAATGGATATCTAGTTCTGCCTAAAGAATATGACTGTTAAAAAATGGGAAATTCACTGGGCACATGTTGTGTTTGAAGATTCTGACGAGGTAAAGCGAAGACCGGTACTGATTATAGACGAGTCAAATGCGGTTATTATTAGCTTTAAAATGACAGGAACTGATAGAGGAGACAATGTGCGCGAATATCGTATTGAAAAGTGGCAGGAAGCCGGGCTTTCCAAGCCAACGTCTGTTAGGCTAGATAAAATCCTGCACTTACAAAAAACTGACCTTGACGGGAAAATCGGAAGGCTTCAAGAAATAGACATAATTAAAATCAGATTCAGAATGAGTAAAAGATAATAAACGCACGGATTTATCCGTGCGTTTTACTTTGCGTTAATCATATCCCAGCTATCATCAAGACTATCTAATGTCGTATGAGTATATATATTAGCAGTCATCTTAATATCAGAGTGACCCATCAAATATTGAGCGGTGCGAATATCAACACCTTTCTTCTGCAGATTGGTACAATACGTATGCCTGAGTGAATATGTGGATAAATCATCACCAAAAGGATAAGGCGGTATAAGCTGATTCCTATACATCTTGCAACCCATCTCTATATTTATATCTCGCACAAGACTTTTCCAGGCAAACAATCTCTTTTTATGCGACAAGGTATTGTTTTGAGACGTGGTGATTAAATAACCGGTAGATCCAGTAAGTAAATCATCTAGCATATCCGGAAGAGGTACATATCTATCGGCCGCTGCGCTCTTAGTTCCTCGTACATGAATATATTTACGTTCTTTACTAACAACTATATCTTCGTACTTTATCTTTGCTGCCTCGGAAGGGCGGCAGCCACATAGGTAAATTAGCATAAAGTATATAGCGTACTGGTGCTTTAATGCACATTTGACAAACACTTCTTGCTCTTCGGGGGTGAGGGAACGCCTCTTGTTTAAAGTGCCAGTAGGTTTAGATATGTCTGCAGCTGGATTAGAATTAATCAAACCATTATCCACAGCTTTTCTAAATATGAAATTAAGTTTCTGATACACTTGTCCTATAGTGTATTTACTCATACCCTCATACTTATTAATAAGAGATTGGCACATTATAGGGCGCACGTCCTTAAGTTTATAATGACCAATCTCACTAACTATATATTTCTCTGTAAAATCTAAATACCTATCACGAGCATCTTCGCTAGAACTAGTCTTGTAAGTCTCAACGCATTTCCTTGCCCAGTCTCCAAGCGTCATATTAGAATTAATAATCACATGATTAGCTTTTAGATCCTCGAGCCTTTTCTGATATTTCATTCCAAGTTCTAGCTCGGAATTTGCCCGGATGTAATACCGCTTACCGTCATATGTAAATGTTTTAGTAAATTTATATCTTTTCATCAAGCCCTCGCAGCATAACTATTAATTAAAAAAGAACCAACAGGGAAGCAGGCAAGACCTCCTATTGTTGCAAAAAGTTCATAATTAAAATTAATTAGGTGCCAATATCCAGGAATTACGAAAAGCCCACATACAGGAAATATAAACATATAAAGAAATGGACCTTGCGAATTAAAAAAACCGACAGTGAGCATAGCAAACACAAGATAGTTAGCCGATAAAACATAATATTCCGGCTTACATATAGCCAAGAACATAAATGCTGTAGGGAATATGTAATCAAATAGCGCCCATTTAACTTTTTCTGATGTGCTACCCATTTTAATACCACCTTTCTTACGTTTACCGTAAAATAACAATATCATCGGGGTGCCTAACGGTTATCTGAGGTATACCGTTAGATAATTCAACCTTTCCATACACAGCGATTGTGCACTGGTAGTAGTCACAGTGATTATCTGCAAATCTATATAAGCAGTCATCAGGAACAAAAACTTGAAACCTGTTTGAATTACCGGCATTATTTCCCATATAAAGATACACACCGTCCTCGCGGTCATCATCTTGAGAAACAATCTCACCTTTAATGCATGCATTAGTACCTACAAGAGAACGCGCCTCAGTCCAATCAACAGCATCTTCTTTTGCTTCTTCAATTACCCTATGTTCTTCAAAATCTCTATCTTCTTCCTCATCCTGGCTGCTTTCCTTGATCACTTTATGGACTGCTGAATTTTTAGCGTGCTGTTTATTATATCGGTCAGTGGAAGCTGCCCAGACAAGTCCTAAAAGGAATACAGCTATTACACATAAAACATACCCTCTAAAAGCCTTCATGATAGACCTCCTAATTAATTCCACATCTACACATACTTATGCAACACTCCGACACATCGCCCGATTATTCTCACTTCTTCGTAGTCAGTAACCATTGCATGATACTCAGGATTACAAGGGTTAAGTATCAACGTGTCGCCATCCTGCGTAACTCTCTTTAGAGAAGCTTCGTTGTAATCTAATCTTTCAATCGCATATATTTGATCTTGAACAAAATCATAAGACTTTGAAATAAATACG